GGCGAAGGGGTACGCACCGCAGGCCGCAGGCCTGTTCTCGGGCGACCCCGCCAAGCTGGACGAGTGGCTGACCGCCAACGGCGATGCCCTGGCGAAGCTCCCCGCCGCACCCGGCGAGGAGAGCGGACAGGCCCCCTCGGGGCCGCCTCCCACCACCGTTCCGGCTGACGGTCAGGAGCAGATGCGCCGCATGCAGGAGCAGGGCACCTCCGGTGTCGCGGCTCCGCAGGGCTCGGACGCCGAGCTGGCCGCGGCCCTGAAGGCCGCGAGCCCCGAGGCTTTCGCGCAGCTGATGCAGTCGAACGGATCGCAGTTCGACTGGAGCGGCTACACCGCTCCCTGACCTCTCCCCGTCCCTACGGCACCCCTGGAAGGGGTGAGAGGCCACCATGGCGAACGCCTACACAGACACTTCAGCCCTGTCCAACGCCGTACAGACGGCGTATGACAAGGTCTTCGAGTTCCAGCTCCGCTCCCAGCCGCTCTTCCGCGCGATGGCGGACAAGCGGCCCGCCAACACCACGGCGCCCGGCGGCTCCATCGTGTTGGAGCGCTACCAGGACATGGCGCAGGCCACCACGGCTCTCACGGAGAACGTGGACCCGGACTCGGTGGCCCTGGGCAACACCACCACGACCACGCTGACGCTCAACGAGTACGGCAACGCGATCCTGAGGACCCGGAAGCTGTACCTGTACAGCCTCACGGACGTGGACCCGGCGATCGCGAACATCATCGCCTACAACTGCGCTGACAGCGTGGACACCATCGTCCAGACGACCCTGCGCGGCGGCTCGAACCTGATCCAGCGCAAGGCCGGCACGGTGTCCTACGTGACCAACGCCAACTCCGGGACGCTGGCCACCACGATGGCCACCACGGACATCTACACGTCCGCCATGGCCCGCCTGGCGGTCGCCAAGCTGCGGACCAACAAGGCGGTGCCCCGCAAGGGTTCGCTGTACTGGTGCGCCATGCACCCGGAGGTCTCGCTCGACCTGCGGGCCGAGACCGGCGCCGCCGCCTGGCGCGACCCGCACAACTACAGCGCGGCCGGCAACATCTGGGCCGGCGAGATCGGCGCCTACGAGGGCGCCTACTACATCGAGTCCCCGCGCTGCTACAACGCCGTGGACGCCGGCACCGGCGACAACACCGTGCGCCGCTTCCGCACGTACTACGCGGGCCAGCAGGCCCTGGCGGAGGCCGTGGCGGACGAGTTCCACGTCGTGGCCGGTCCCATCGTGGACAAGCTGGCCCGTTTCCGGCCGCTGGGCTGGTACGGGGTGGCCGGGTGGGCCCTCTATCGCCAGGAGGCCCTGGTCCGGGCCGAATCGACGTCGAGCATCGACTTCTCCTGACGATGGCTACGTGGACGTTCCGGACCCCGTCTGTGGACGAGGGTCCGGCGTCCTGGGACAGCCCACTGTTCCTCCGGTACAAGCTCGCGCGCGGCATCACCATCCTGGAGGGCCCGCCCGGCACGTACCGGGCGGTGCGCTACCCGACCCAGGACGAGCAGGCCGCATCCGCCCCAGGGCTCTACATGGGCGGCCACGAGTACACCGTGGACGACGCCACCAAGGCCGCGCTGATCGCGGCCGGGGTGGGTGTCACGGAGTCCAACTTCACGCCCCCCGCTGGCACCTACGGCGCCGGGCCGTACGGCGCAGGGTTCTACGGAGGATAGATGGTCACCAAGCCCACAACCGGCCAGAGCCGGGACACATGGGGCACGACCCTCAACGCCGCTCTGGATGACCTGCAGTCGCAAGCCAACTCCAAGCTGCCGTTGGCGGGCGGTGTGCTCACCGGCGTTCTGCAAACCGGCGCCGTGCCCGGCATAGTGGACCCGGCGCTCCCCGCCGGCTACGGCGGTTCCGCCGTTTCCACAGGCCTGACGCTGGGCAGCACCTACCCCTCAGACGACGTGGTGGGCGGCACTGACGGTACGGGCCGCCTGAACCTGTACTCCTACCAGCGCAGCAACGTCAACAGCTTCGGTGAGGTCATCCGCGCTTTCGGCATGCGCAAGGACGCCAAGCAGATGATTGCCTGGTATGCGCCCGTCAGCGGCTACGACGCGACGACTCGCGATCCGGTAGCTGGCACCACCTGGAAGCCTGTGACGTGGATCGGCTCCCACTGGGAATCCAATGGGCATACCGGAAACCACAAGCACTGGGAGATCGAAATCCCAGACGTGAACGGCGCCTTGCAGGGCCGGTTCGAGATCCTCTACGGGCGGCAGTCCGATGAGACGATCGGACTGGACAAGACCAACATCATCACGAACCTTGCCGACTTCACCGTCCGCTGCCACGGCACCGACACCGCCGGTGCAGACATTCTCCAGGTGCTGCGCCTCAGCGCCGCTGCGAACTTCGAGAAGGGCTTGGAGTTCTGCAACGACACCGACGGAGTCGCCCGGCGCTGGAAGATCCGAACCAACTCGACCACCGAGTCCGGCAGCAATGCCGGTGCGGACTTCCAGATAGCCAACTACGACGACAGTGGCACGCTTCTGTCCAACGCGTTCAACATGGAACGCAGCACCGGCAACGTCGGCATCGGCGGCATGCCAGCCGCCCGGCTGCATGTGCGGAAGAACGGCACCTCCACGTCGGATCTGCTTCAGCTCACCGAAGCGGACGGCACCACTGTCCTTGCCAAGATCAGTTCGGCTGGGAACGTGACCACGCCGCAGCTGAACTTCTCCGGCACTAGTGCTCAGGTGCAGGTGAACGGCGTCACTGCGCTGCGCCTGGACTCGTCTCGCAACGTCGGTATCAACAACGCCCAGTCGTTCGGCAGCGGCCAGGGCGTTGTCGGCATCACCAATGCGACGGTGGCGCCCACGGGCAATCCGACAGGGGGAGGCGTCCTCTACGCCGAGGCCGGCGCACTGAAGTGGCGCGGCTCATCCGGCACCGTCACCACCATCGCTGCTGCCTAGGGAATCGCATGCACAGCAACCACACCCACGAAGGCGCGCAGTCGGCATCGGCTGCCGAGCAGCCCGATCCGCTGGCCGAAGCCCGCGCGCTTATTGCGAAGGACTCGCAAGAGCGCATGGAGCGCTGCGCCGAAGAGATCCATGCCGTGCTCGACAAGTACGGCATGCGGCTCGACGTTGCCCCCCCGCAGATCAGCATCATCCCCGCATAGGAGGCGGCCATGGCCGCGAAGAAGAGCATGCCGCCCGTGAAGGCGGCGAAGAAGGCCGCCGGCAAGAACGCGACCGCGCAGGCGAAGAGCCTGGGCAGCCCCACCGGGGCCACGGCTCGCGCCAAGAAGATGACGCAGCCCTCGGGCAAGGGCTCCACGACGACCGCCAAGAACGTCGGCAGCGGCAGCGGTTCCGCTGCCATGCCGCCCTGGGCGAAGGGCACGGCCAAGGTGGCCGCCTCGCAGGCCGCGAAGCGCAGCCCCCGGGCCGCGAAGAAGACGGGGGGCGGCTACTGATGGCCGGCCCGTACTGCCCCGAGGGCGACGGCGGCAACAGCACCGTCACCAACCAGGACGAAGCCGTGATCCTGGCCGCCACCGTGGCGGCCGTGCCCGTCCAGGGCACCGCACTGGGGACCGAAGACGACTCCCACCTCCAGGGCCAGTACAAGGTCATGGCCGGCGACGTGGCGGGGTCCTGATGGCGTGCCGCACCGGCTGCCCGACCCCGGGCAGGCACAAGAGCTGGGGTGAGTGCGCCCGCGCCGCCAACCTCAAGGTGGCGTACTGCGGCATCGGTGGCGGCGACGCCACCGAACAGAAGAAGTGGGACGCGGAGCTGGACCTCTACCGCTCCGCACGCCGTCAGGGCGTGCAGCCGGACGGGACCAGGAGGGACAAGGTCATGGCGGCCCTGGAGGCCTCCAATAGCGCAGGCGCGGCCTACGGGCGGGACTTCAACGTGGCCACGCCCATGCCCGATGGAGTGCAGCCGGTATGACGACCTTCGATCAGCTCGTACGGCAGGTGCGTCAGCAGCTGCTGGGCTTCACCCTGAACCAGGAGAGCGTCAGCGAACTGCTGGTGGGCATGTCGCCCACGGACATCACCTTCCAGGCCGACGGCGAGACCATCGGCAACCTCTCCCGCGGCCTGGTGGAGATCGATGATGAGCTGATCCTGGTCAAGAAGTGGGACCAGACCTCCGGCACGGTGACCGTGATGGGCGGCCTCTCGGGCCGCGGCTACGAGGGCACCACGGCAGCCGGGCACAACGTTCACGCCCTGATCACCTCCAATCCGGCCTTTCCGAAGGCCAGGATCAAGGAGGCGGTCAACCTGACGATCAGCACGCTCTATCCGGAGCTGGTCGTTTTCTCCTCCACGGAGATCACCAAGCTTGCCCCGCAGATCGAGTACGAGCTGCCTTCGGACTGCTCTGACGTCTGGTACCTGACGGGCCAGACGATCGGCCCGTCCAAGGTCGCCCAGCCGCTGCCGAACTGGCGCTACAACCCCAAGGCCCGGACGGCGAACTTCCCCTCGGGGAAGTCGATCCAGATCCTGGACGCGGTGGTCCCCGGCCAGGCCGTCAAGGTTGTCTACGCCAAGACCCCGGCCCTGCTCGTCAACGGCACGGACGACTTCGCGGCCACGACCGGCTACCCGGACCGCTACACGGACCTCGTGGTGTACGGCACCTGCATGCGGCTGCTGCCGGCCCTGGAGTCCGCCCGGCTCCAGCAGCAGGCCGTGGAGGCCACC